CCTCAACCGCCTGCCTTATGTTTGCGAGCGGGTCGGTCGAACCTTCGAACGACGGGCAGTGTTCGGTAATCTCCCAGACATATTTTGGCTTGGTTTTAATAGCAATGCGTCGGAGCGGTGGGCGGACATCGCTATTTGCGGGAACAAGAGATTTGTTACCATTAATACCTTTCGCCGCCGTTTGAACGTGAACCATTTCATTCCTCCTCCTCAGTTAAATTAACCTCGCCGTTTAGGGCCAAATAACCCGCACCATCGACATAATTGTCGCGGTGCTTCGGGTTCGTTTTGGTGCGCGCAATCTTCAACAACGTGAGCATGTTTCCCACGTCAAGCGGAGACACTGGCGTGCCGAGATAGCCTGCCCACAACGCACCAATATTTTCAAAATTTTGCTCAACCGGCCCGTGCGTTTCCGCGCGATCTCCGGTAATGAGATTACCCGCTTCATGGGTGATGGATTTGCGGACTTGCACATCGCCACCCCCGCCGCACATCGGGCAATCAACCTGCCCGTCTACACCTTGCAGGAAGCCGTTGCCGTGGCACTCGGGGCAAATCATTTTTCACCCCTCATGGTCTTAATAACAGCCATCGGAATGTGGAAACGATTTCCATCGCGGATTATTGGTGTGCCAGCCACTTGAGCAGCCGCATCAAAATTTCCGTTTCGAAGCCACCGATATACTCGGCGCATTATACTAGGGTCGTCTCTGCCCCAAATTTCCTTTGCGACCTCTTTAGGGGTGAGCAATGTTGTTGCAAATATCATCGCGCTCTGTCCTTCGTTTTGTGATAATATTTATCACAAATGCAACAGAGTTGTATTACCTGTCAATTAAAAATTATATCGAGCGTATCGCCTTAATGTAATGCAACGCGACAATATCACTTTTGCTGACAATAATTTTATTGTCTGGATTGTGCTGGTGCAGATGCACTGCGTCGGCATCTTGTCCGGTGTAACGTTTTGCAACTGCCTCAATGGCACCATCTTTCCGGTATTGGCAGACTACATAATCACCAGCGCGCACCGGACGATACGGATGCACAATCAGCATCTCGCCCGCAAACATGCGCGGCTCCATGCTATCGCCGGTCACTAACAAAGCGTAGCAACCCTCAACGTTTTGTAAGTAAGACGGGCGGTCAACATAGTCCACAGCGCCTTCTGACACTGCAACAATTCCCTCTCCTGCCGCTGCTTTACCGTACAGCGGGATTTTGTCGCCGCTGCGGGGGCGCTGTTCGTCGTCTGCCACGCCCAGCACGTAATCAAGCGTCACGCCGAAACGTTCTGCTATTTGGCGACACACTTCAGATGGCGGATTTACCTCACCACGGTCCCAACGACGCAGGCGTTGCCCAGGCACATCAAGCGCACGAGCAAGCTGTTCAGCGCTCATATCATTTTGTTGTCGAAGCTCGCGTATGCGGTTTTTTGACACTTTGTGTACTCCCAGTGACGCAGATTGTACACAGTTTGACATACCAAAGGTAGTCACAGTCTGTTATATAATTATCACATCTTTGTGATGTTTCTCCCGAAACTTGGCGGGGCTGCAATGCCCCGCCGTCATTTGGAAATTAACAGTGCGGTTAGATCAGTATTTAAAAATTAACGGACTTAACCCAGGGCAGTTTGCCAAGTTAGTCGGCGTCAGCCGTAGCTGCGTTCACTATTGGTTAATTGGTCGTAGTCGACCGACCGTTCAAAACACCATTGCCATTGAACAGATCACCGGACGTCAAGTGACGGCCCGTGACATCATGGCCGTTCTTGCGAGGAAACATGTCGAACAGAAACAAGGCTCGCGGTTATGAGCTTGAGCGCGAGACAGTCGTCCACTGGAAGAAACTTGGACTCGAATGCAATCGGGTTTTTGGCAGCGGTGCCTACAAGCATCAGCTTGGCGATGAGTACGCGGGCGATCTGCTGCTCGCCGGTTTCACCGTCGAAGCCAAACGAAAGAAGAGCGGATTCAAATTTCTATACGACAGCCTCGCCCAGGACGACGCAGACATGCTGGTCGTTCGCGAAGATCGTAACGAACGCCTTTATGTCATGCGCGAGGCAACGGTCGAAACAATCTTTCGCCAGTTGGGGTTAATCAAATGAAAAGCTACGCCCAGTGGGTTCAAGAGATGGAGTTGCGTTATGACGTAATGCCAACTTGGTTCAATCGTGACGCCGACCGCCACCGCGAATTTATGGCGTATGTCGCACGCGAAAAAGCGAAGGAAGAAGCCGATGGCTGCTAAAGTTTTTGATCCGCTACCGATCAGCGTTATTGAGGAAATTTGCGCGCGCTTCAAACTCAAGCACCTCTCCCATTCAAACCTTGACCTCGCCCGCAACGATTTGGGTTGTTGGGTACTTCGCTATCTCTATAAAGTTTATGACCCCGGCAACGCGGCGATGGAGCGAGGCAAAGCGGCAGAGCATGGTTGCTGGGTCGCGCACGATGGCGGCGAATTTGACGACCCTGTCGAAGAGGCGGTCAAGGAATTTAACAGGGCCACCGCGCTCGGGGTCAATGGCGAAGCCCGAGACCGCGAGCGCGAGAATGTTAAGGCGATGGTCGCGCAGTATGTCGCATTTTTCGACGGCGAACTTCCGAAGTTAGAAGGCTATCAGCGCCGCGTTGAGGTCGAGATTCCCGGCATTCCAATTCCTTGCATGGGTTATACAGATTTTGACTTTGCCGAAGCCGTTGTCGATCTCAAGACGACGACGCGGTTGCCTTCAGCGATATCGTCAGCGCACCGGCGGCAAGGCAGCATTTACCAACGCGCCAGCGGGAACAGGGGCGTCGACTTCTTATACGTGACGCCTAAGAAAGCCGCGCGCTATCCGCTGGAAAACAGCGATCAGGATTGGCTTGAGGTTTGCGAAACCGCACACCGGTTGATGCGTTTTCTCGACAAGTTCGAGACGCGAGAGGAAGCCGCTGCCGTCGTCATTCCAAATTACGACACTTTCTATTGGTCATCGCCGACAACTCGGGAGAAGGCTCGTGAGATTTTTGGATTTTGACATGAAAGTTGTTATTGCTTCAGGTCTTTTTTTGATCGCGACGGCAACACTAATAATTTTTGATCACGGGCAACGAGTTGTCGAGTGTCGCAAATTGAACGACACCCTCACAATTCGTCTTGCCGACATCAATGAACACTATTGGCTTTTTAAGCGAGAGCCATGATGGGCAAACGGTCAAACTTTGGACGCAGGCCGCGCGACTTCTACCCGACGCCTTATACCGCCGTTACGCCGCTGCTGCCTCACCTACACGCCGTTAAGCGATACGAGGAGCCGTGTGCTGGTGACGGTGCGCTAATCTCTCATCTCGCAAGGCACGGCAAAATTTGCGCTCGCGCTTCTGACATCGTGCCGCAGTCGGCCACTATTAAAACCGGCGACGCGACGACGCAGCTTAGTTGTAACGGCGACTGCTTTATTACTAACCCGCCGCGGCAGCGGCCCATCCTCCACAAAATTATTGAGCGGCTTTCCGACATTGCACCAACTTGGCTGCTTTTTGATGCGGATTGGATGCACACAAAACAGAGCGCCGCATTGATGGACCGCTGCCGCAAGATTGTCAGCGTCGGTCGGCTGCGCTGGATACCCGGCAGCAAGATGAGCGGCAAGGATAACTGCGCTTGGTATCTCTTCGATAATTTTTGTCTTCGACCGACGCAGTTCGTCGGGCGACGAGCGCCAACCGGCACCGCGCTTAATAAGTCGTGCCTTATCAAATGAGAAAAAATTATGACGAAAAATGTACTGACGCAAAAAGAGCGTTTCCAACTGCAAAAATTGTTGGAGACGGTCTTGGAAGAAAACGGCGAATTTGTTGAATATAACGCGGGCTGGAATGACATTCGAGTGGCCCAAGAATGCGGTGTGCAACCCAACATCGTAAAAAACACGCGCACACGCACGTTCGGAGTTCTCTATCGCCACTCCCCAGAACCCTCAAAAGCAACTCGCATCGTCGCGCTTGAAGCGCAAGTCGCTCAGCTACAGGTGCAGATGGAGTCGGTGATGGAAACAATGATGCTTGAAAACAAAGACTTATTTTTAGCACAAAAAAGCAACGGAGGAATTCACAATGCCGCTTAATCTCGATTCAATTTCTGACGGCTCCAGCGGTGGTCAGTTTTACGACAAGCTGCGTTTCAACGCTCAAGGTGGCGTGTGGTTCATGAAATCGCAGGATGGCGAAAAGCGCTTTCCGACCGGGTTCAAGGCCGTGTTTGATATGGAAAATCTGCAAACCGGCTGGTCGAAATACAATGGCACTTATGTCGATTTCATCGCTGACCCGTCGCTGGAAAATGCAGCGCCGAAGCCTGCCGAATCCGCTGACGACGAAGACAAGTGGAAGCGCGGGTTTAAGTTGCTCGCTTATTCAAAAGACACATTCGGCGGGACGTTAGAATTTATGCATCAGGCGCGCACCGTTACCGGCGCGTTCAATGAGCTTTATTCGCAATATGAGAGCAAGGCCGAAGCCGGGAAGTTGCCGGTCGTTTCGGTTGATGGCGATCCTGAAAAGGTTGGCGACTATTACGGGCCTGCTTGGAAGATCGTGAAAATGGTCGACCGGCCAGCCGAGATGGGGGCGATGCGTGAGGAAGAAGAAGCGCCCGTCGCTGTTAGTGCTGGGGAAGACGTTCCGATTGACGACGAATTCTAATCCGTAGGGCGGGATTACGCGCCGCCCAACCTGCGGGTGGGGGGCGAGGACGGCCATCCTCGCTCCCCC